TCCTAATACAATTATTAGAGTAGAAAAAAGATTAGCTAGGTTAAAAGCTAAAGTAGCTACAGTTAAAGTAGGCGCTAATTCTGAAATAGAATTAAAAGAAAAAAGAGATAGAGTAGAAGATGCTATTTGTGCTACTAAAGCTGCGATAAAAGAAGGTATATTACCTGGAGGTGGAGTAGCGTTATTAAATGCTAGTTTTCATTTAAAACCAACTTGCGTTGGTGAAGAAGTACTTTACAGTGCTATAAGAAAACCAAATGAAATTATACTTAAAAACGCAGGTATAGATATACTTGAAAAACTAGATAAAGGAATAGGATTAGATGTGGTTACAGGAAAAACGGTAGATATGGTTAAAGCCGGAATTATAGATCCTTTATTAGTTACAAAGAGTGCATTAATTAACGCAGCTTCAGTAGCTACTACTATATTGTCAACTGATTGTGTTATAAATAATATAAGAATATGAAAGCAATAGGTAAATATGTAGTAATAAAACCAATAAAAGAAAGTAATACAAAAACATCTGGTGGTCTTATATTAGCTGAAAAACAAAGAGAAGATATAAGATATAGGCAGGCTTTAGTAATAGAACCTGGTACCGATGTTTTAGAAGTAGACGCAGGAGATGAGATATATTACGATAAATCTTCTGGTTTTTCTATTGAACTAAAAAATAAAAAATACAAAGTTATTAAAGAAAATGACATTGTTATAATAATATGAATTATGAGTAGATTGCGTAAAGGTTTAAAATACAACGGCGGAGATATCGCAGAATCATTTAGATCTATGACTAAAGGTGGAGAATCACCTTTTGCTTCAAAGTGGACATCTAGGATCAAAGAACTTAGAGAAAAAGCTAGAGAACAAGTAAGGACTGCAGCAGCTAAAGCTAGAGGAGATGAAGGCGATCCACCAGCAAAAGCCAGTTCAAGCTCTACAAAATCTACTGATATAATACCACCAGACACTGACTACTCTAGAGGAGAAGTTGGTGACTTTTTTCAAAGAGTTAAACTAGCAGAAGAAAGAGATGCTTTAGAAGCTTTAAAAGGTGATATGGAAGATGAAGCTGGAAAAGAAGACGAAGAAGAGGTTAGTAAAGATTACACAGACGGTGATGGTAATGTTATTTACACAGATGACTATAACGAGAATATGTCTGGTAAAGAAAGAAGAGGAGAGAAAAGATCTAACAGAAAAGCTATTAGAAAATCTGGTTTAAAAGGTAAAGCAAAAAGAGCTGCTAAAAAAGCTAATAGACAGCAAAATAGAGCTGCTAGAAAATCCGCTAGATGTGTAAGACTAGAAGGTAAAGGTAAAACTCACAAACGATTTTATAGAAAAAATTGTATGTAAATGAGAAGATTAGCTTCTAAAGATTTAAAAGAATTAAATTTATTAAAACATTATAGAATAATAAGAAAGTGGGCTTGTAAAACTAGCTATTTAAATGATGCAGACTTAGAGCTGCTTATATATTTAGATGCTATAGAACACTTCACAAAGCATGATTTTAAACAAGGTACGTATTCCTATAGTTGGGACAACAGGCGCTGGAACAGATTATTGAAACAAGAGTGGATAAAAGTGTGGAGAGAAAGAAATCGCACTACTCAAAAATATCATATATATAAAGTTTCCTATAAGTGCAAACAATTAATAAGTCGTATGTACCGAATTATGTTAGGTGAAGAAGATATGCCTACAACAAAATTAGAAAAAAGTAATAGATATAGTTTTAAAGTAACAACTAAAGCTATTGAGTATGTTAACAAAGACAAAACAAGATAAAATGGCAAAAGTAAAAACTTTATTAGAAAGAAGATTAGAAGTAGCTGAAGAACCAAAAGCAACTTTAAATCCAATAGAAAACAAAACAGCAGATGGCGAAGTGAAGGTTGTTGAACCAGTTGTGGATGAACAAGAACCTATGAACAAAGGTATATTAGATCAAATAAATAAAAAAGAACCTCTACCAATGTACGAAGGGCCTAGTTCTTATAATATGTCTGTACCTGCTAAAAAAATAGAATACATACAAGATTCTAGTCTCGGTGTTAATTCTAAAGGAAGTGCATTTCCTATGGTTAATCAACAGCAACAACCACCAATGATGCCTGGGCAAATGCCTTCGACTCCACCAGTGGCTAATAGAGCTGGACAAGCTAAAGACAGAAATGTATTATCAAATGATCCAAATATTAATCAACCTGAGAATAAAGTACCTTACAGTGATTATAAAAGAAATGATATGTTTAGCGAGATGGCTAGTAATCCAGGTGAACTGTATAATAAACCACCGTTACCACAACAACAAACTTTTGACCCTAATCAAGGCTTTGGAATGTATGACGGACCAAGCCAGGCTTTAGTAGGAGATCAAACTAATTTACCAGATCATCTTCAAACTGCTATTGAAAATTCTTCTCCCGGTATGTATGATGGACCAGCTAGTTTTGATGGTTTAGTAACTAAATTAGAAAGTGAAGGTAAAAGCAAAGACTCTGCTACTAAAATAGCTGGATCAATAGCTAATAAAAAAATGCAAGGTGCAGGATCTGGACCTACTACAGCTCAAAAAGCTAGATCAAAAGGTAATGGTATGTATGATGGACCAGGTTCTTACAATATGTCAGTTCCTGCTAAAAAAATAGAATATATAGAAAGTTTTTCTAAATCTCCTATTGCTGGTTATGGAAAAAATATGAACCATAGTCATACACAAATCACTAAGCATAATGTAAAATCATCAATGAAGGATGATGCTGCTCATGCTAGTTATTTAAAAAGAGATATTAAATATGATTCAAAGCATGGTGGAAGTAATAAGCAAATGACCAATGACGAAAAGCATATTTCTAAATTAGCTGGTGATATAAAATACGACGCTAAGAAAAAAAGAAAATACGATAACGTGTAAAAGTAAAAATAATCCACGTGATTATATATAGTACACGTATATTATAAACAGTTAAAAACAAAATTATGCCAAGTTACGGAGAAAAACAAAGACCAGCAGGTAAAAAATTATCTTGTGGTTGTAAACCTTTAGGAACTAGAATTATGAAATCAAATAATTCTACAATAACACCAACCCTTAAAAAAATTGATAATATAAAGTACAAGGGAAATCCTGTTATGCTAGCTAATAAATAATGGATTTAGAAAGCTTAAAGTTATATTGCCTTAATATAACTTCATTTACAATTGCTAGCTTCAATTGGATGGAACCAGTATTAGAAATAGTGTTATTATTAATGACTATTGGATACACAATGAACAAGTGGTACAAACTAAAAAATAAATAAATGAGCTATTTAAGTAAGCATATGAAAGGCATTTCCATGTATGGAGACGGAGAACGTAAAGAGCATAATAAAAATGCTAGAAAAACAGAAGGTCCTAGAGTGCTACAGTTTGGAAGAAAAATTGTAAACAAAGTTAAACAAAAGTTTAACGAAGTTAAAGATAACTTAAAAGCTAATAAAGAGCAGAAAGCCAAAAGTCAAAAAGCCTTTGACAATATGAAAGAAAAAGGATTATTAAAATATGGTAAATGAGATTAGTAAAAGAAATTATAATACATTGCTCCGCTACTAGAGAAGGTCAAGATGTATCAGTTGAAACTATTAAAGACTGGCATGTTAATTCTCGTGGGTGGAGCGACATTGGCTATCATTTCTACATCGAATTAGATGGAACTATTAAAAAAGGTAGAAATATAGATCGTGTCGGAGCTCACTGCAAAGGACATAATCGTAATTCAATAGGCATATGCTATTGTGGTGGCGTTGAGGTAGATGGTAAGACTCCGAAGGATACTAGAACACAAGATCAGAAAGAAAGTCTGTTACATGTCATTAAAACATTAAAGGCTATGTATTCGGATGCTATTATTTATTCACACAATGAGTTTGCTAATAAAGCATGCCCATCATTTGACGCAACAAAGGAGTATGAAAATATCTGAAAATACTGAGTTTAAAATTGACATAAAAACTGTAATTGGAATAATAATGTTAACAACTACATTAGTTGGTATGTATTATACTTTACAAGACGATATTGATTTAGCAAAAAGAATGCCACCAACAGAGGTTAAAAGATTAGAGTATGATCTTAAGGAAAAATGGAATCATATTAATATAACTGAATTAAAAGAAAAAGTTAGTATGATTGAAGAAATGAATAGTATACTATCTGAAGAGATAAAAGTATTATCTACTTTAGTTAAAGATGGTACAAAAACAGATGGTAAACTGGATGAATTAGCTAAACAACTTAGGGATTTAAAATCTAAAAAACGTAAGTAATGGCTTGCTGGGATGGTTACGAGAAAAAAGGTATGAAAAAAAAAGGTAGTAAAACAGTACCTAATTGTGTAAAAACAAGCGCATTATCTCTTCGTAAAACCACTAAAGGTAAAGGCAGGAATTTTTTATCTATTAAAGAAGGTGCTGGCATGACTAAAGCTGGTAGAGCAAAATATAAAAAACAAAATCCAGGTAGCACACTTTCCGCTCCTGTAACTGGAAAAGTTAAAGCTGGAAGCAAAGATGCTAAACGTAGAAAAAGCTTTTGTGCTAGATCTAAAAAGTGGAAAGGTAAAAGAGGCATAGCAGCTAGAAAAAGATGGAAATGTTAAAAATAAATAATAAGATATGAGTAAGTTTAAAATGAAAAGTCCCTATAAGATAGATCCTATAGCTAGATATGAAGTTCCATTTGCGCCTGATAATATGCCTAACGATTCTGGTTTAATAGCAAAAGCTAATAAAAACGGAACTATGATAGTTGATAAGAACATACCTGTTAATTCTCCAATAAGAAAAAATGCAGAATCTCATGAAGATCATCATTTAAAAGATATGATAGATGGTAAGTTAGATTATGACGATAAAGCTGTATATCATAACTTAGATGGTAAAGGTGTTAAAATGTCAAGTAGAGGCGATTTTCAAGAAAGTGATAAAACCTTGCCATGGGAGAAAGATGCTTATAAAGCAGGTGACAATCTTGAAGAAAAAGATCTGAGACCTAATCCTGAAAAACTTTCTGGTGCTCCAAATATGTATGAACACGATACACCATTATCTTTTGTTAAACAAATGGGTAAAAAAAGAAGAGTACAAGATCAAGATAAAGTTTCTATGACTGAAAGATTTGGTATGGGAATGGTTAAGAAATTTGGATGTGGACCCCAAGCTAATGTTGAGGTTAGTAAAGTAACAGACATTAGTGGAAACGTAGAAGGAGAAAAAGAAAAAGAAAAATTAAAAGCACAAGCTAAAGCAAATGCAGAAGCTGAATTAGCTAAATTAAACTACACTACATCAACCGAGAGTGATGGCAGGATTAAGTTTACAAAGTCAGCTCAAGGAAGTGCAGAAAATAAAGTTGTAGTAGGTTCTAAAGCTAAACAAGGGCAAACACAAGCTACTGATGGAAATTCTTATATTCAGAAATTATTATCAGATGGAAAAACAAGAGAAGATGTTATGGAAGGTAGTTTAACTAGTAGTAAATTTTATGATATGTTTCCTTCTAGTAAAGAGACTGCAACAGCTAGTGATACTTACTATGAAACTCCATCCAAAAAAATAATAGAAACAGAAGAATATGATCCTCCAACAACAATCACTGTTTCAGGTGGTGGTGATGGTGGTGGAAAAGGAAATAGTGGAAATCTTAAAAGAAAATTAAAAAGAGCAGGTCAAGATTTTAAAGCTAAGTGTAAACAAGGATTCTTTAGAAAAGGAAGTAGATGTGTAATTAAAGGTGAAAAATCTATAAGAAAACAACTAAAGAAAAGAAGAAGATAAAATGGCTAAAAAATTTAAAGTACACAATATGTACAGTAAGACAGGAATAAAAAAAGTTGCTAAAACAATTAAACAACATTTATCTTTAAAGAAAAAAGGATACAACCACACAAAACCAAAGAAAAGATAATGTCAAAAAAAACATTTAAAGAAACTAAAATAGGTGCTTTTCTTTCAAGTAAAGCTCCTAAGGTATTACAAGCTCTTGGAGATGTGTTACCTAATCAAGGAACACTTGGTATAGTAAAAAATCTTATATCAAGTGATAATAAGATTAAGGCAATTGATAAAGAAGAAGCTTTAAAGCTCATAGAGCAAGATATATCTGAAATGAAAGAAGTATCTAGTCGTTGGAGAAGCGATATGAAAAGTGATTCGTGGCTTTCTAAAAACACACGGCCGCTAGCTCTTATATTCTTAACTGCTTCAGCTGTGTTTATGATGGCTGTAGATTCTTTTCATTTACAATTCGATGTTGATGAAGCATGGATAAACTTATTAAAAACATTACTGGTAACAGTTTATGTAGCATACTTCGGAAGTCGTGGTGCTGAAAAAATAACAAAAATAAATAAATAAGCATGAGAGGTTTAGAAGGAAACACAATGGCACAACCAAGAGTGTTTGGTCATGATGTTAAACAAATAGTAGTAGGAGCTATAGATAATTCAAATCCTAATATATTTACAAATTTTACAATAGGTACTGAAGGTTATGATAACTCAGGAGCAATATCCACAACAGGTGGTGGTGGGACTGGCTTAACAGTTACTGGAATATCAAAAGGTGAAATTGCTGCATTACCAGGTAATATAACAATTACCGCTGCTGGAACTGGGTATAGCGCTGGAACATCAATAGATTTAACTGGTGGATCTGGTACAGGAGCTAAAGCTAATATTGCTGTTACTGGTGGTGGTACTATAAACGCTATAAACATATCTGACTTAGGTAGTAAAGGTTATTTAATAGGCGATTTATTAGAAGTTAGTGGTGGTAATGGAGATGCAAAAGTAACTGTAGCTGGGCTAGTGTTAACTGGAGTAACTATTTCTGCCGTAGGTAGTGGATATACTGTACCAACTCTCGCAGCACCTCAAGTTATAACTTTAGCTGGTGGAATAGGAGCAGGCACTGATACAACATTTAGATTAGCTCAAGACGTAGCTGTAAACATACCATTTACTCAACAAAGAGGAGCTTTAGTATATAATAATCATACCGCAGCTCAAGATATATCAGTAACAACAGAAGGAGGAACAATTGCAGTTTTTAAAACTGTTCCTGTAGCTGAGTATGTAGGATTTACACAACCAATATTAGCTGTATCTATAAATAGTGGTGTTAATTGTTTGGCCATATATTAAAAACAATAAAATCAAATCAAATATAATGAATAATTTAAACGGTAAATTAACAGAAGAAGAGTTCGATCAAGTTAAAGAGCAACAAGAAAAAGTTAATAAGATATTAGTAGAAGTAGGATATATAGAATCAAGAAAACATGCTTTACTTCATGACTTAGCTAGTACAAACGAGGTTGTAGATAATACTAAAAAAGTATTACAAGAGAAATACGGATCAATAAGCGTAGATATGACAACTGGTGAGTTCAAAGTAGAAGAAGATAAAAATGTCAGTAATTAGAAAAATAAGTATAGGATCAGACTATAAGAATGATGCTATGCATTATTCATTACAGCAGGAAGTATATGGTGGCCATTTGATATCTGATATATTGTTTGACAATAAAGATCAATCTTATAACATTTATATCACTAAAAATAAAGAAATATTACCTTGGAAGAAATTTAATAGTAATATGGCAATATCTGTAGAGTACGATTTAAAGTACTAATGAAGAGCTTGTATGAATTTATTATTAGACCTTTAGAAAATAGGTATGATAATACTAAAAATATAGGTGATAAAACACTTATTATAAATACCAATATAGAAAACCACCTATTTGTGAGTAAAGAAGCAGTTGTTGTTTCGGTGCCAGCTGCTTACAACTCACCCATTAAGGTAGGAGATAAAATATATGTACATCATAACATATTCAGAAGATGGTATGATCAAAAAGGTAGAGAACGTAATAGTTCTATGTTTTTTAAAGATGATTTATACTTTTGTAGTTTAGATCAAATATACATGTATGATGGTAAATGCAATGGTCCATATTGCTTTATAAAACCTATAATCAACCAGAACCATTTAGATACAGACAAAGAACAATCTAATGTTGGTATAGTAAAATATACTAATAAGTTCTTAGATGATCTTAAAATAACACCTGGAACGCTTGTAACGTTTACACCAGACTCAGAGTTTGAGTTTGTAATAAACAACGAACGTTTATATTGTATGAAATCTAATTATATAGCTTTAACTCATGAAAAAGAAGGAAACGAGAGAGAACATAATCCGAGCTGGGCGCAAGGCAGTTGACGAATTAATAAAGGTAGCTGAAGAAAAAATAATCACTCACACTGAAGATGATGTATCTGCTGATAGATTAAAAAATGCAGCTGCAACTAAAAAACTTTGTATAATGGATGCTTTTGAAATTTTACAAAGAATAGAAGAGGAAGAAATTATATTAACAGGTGATACTAAAGAAGTAGTCAAAGAAGTTAAACCTTTTAAAGGTTTTGCAGAAGGGAGAAGTAAATGACTCACGAGCAGACTTTATGGAAAGAAATTAAAGACATTATAAACCCTAAAATACTTTCTAAAAGAAATAGATATAATAAATGGGAGTACGGTTATAATGTAGAATATGATTTTATAGTAATAAGCAAAACTGGAAAAATTGGAAAAATCATTGAAATACAGAATCTCAGGATTGCTTTACCAGCAGCAAATGAACCGTTTGAACGAAGCAAAGTCAAAAAGGAACAATACTGGGAAAGACAAGAATGTCCTAAAGAATTAAAAAGAATTAAAAGTAGATTTGATTGGGATGAACTTCCTATTGAATTTAAAGAAGAGTGGTATGATTATATCGACAAAGAGTTTCAAAGAAGAGAACAAGGTTATTGGTTCTATAATAACAATGTTCCTACTTATATTACTGGTACACACTACATGTATCTGCAATGGTCAAAGATCGACATTGGAGCACCTGAATATAGAGAGTCAAATAGATTATTCTTTATATTTTGGGAAGCATGTAAAGCAGATAACAGATGTTACGGGATGTGCTACCTTAAAAACAGAAGGTCTGGATTTTCATTTATGTCATCAGCGGAATTGGTTAATCAAGCCACGATATCTAGTGACTCAAGATTCGGTATACTCTCTAAGTCTGGATCAGATGCTAAAAAAATGTTTACAGATAAAGTCGTACCAATATCCGTTAACTATCCGTTTTTCTTCAAGCCGATCCAAGACGGTATGGATCGTCCTAAAACAGAATTGGCCTATAGAGTTCCAGCTTCGAAACTTACTAGAAGAAAGCTTGAGAGTAATGAAAAATTAAGAGAACTTGATGGTCTCGACACAACTATTGACTGGAAAAACACAGGAGATAATTCTTACGATGGTGAGAAATTAAAAATATTAGCACACGACGAATCAGGAAAATGGGAAAGACCGGACAACATATTAAACAATTGGCGAGTTACAAAAACAACACTAAGGCTAGGATCAAGAATCGTAGGCAAGTGTATGATGGGCTCAACTTCAAACGCATTAGATAAAGGTGGAGATAACTTCAAAAAACTATACTACAATTCAGACGTTGATGAAAGAAATAAGAACGGACAAACAGCTTCTGGACTCTATAGCTTGTTCATACCTATGGAATGGAACTACGAAGGATTCATGGATACTTTCGGATCACCTATCTTTGTTGCAGGATCAAGTCCAGTCAAAACAATCGATGGTTCGACAATTACAACTGGAGTTATCCAACACTGGGAAAACGAAGTTGAAGGATTAAAGCATGATCAAGATGCGTTAAACGAATACTATAGACAGTTTCCAAGAACTACAAAACACGCCTTTAGAGATGAAACTAAAGATAGTTTGTTTAATTTAACAAGAATATATCAACAAATAGATTTTAACGAAGAGCTTAATAATAGTATAAGCGTAACTAGAGGGAATTTCGCTTGGGATAATGGAATAGTAGATACGAAAGTATCTTTTTACCCAAATGATAAAGGTAGATTTTTTGTTTCTTGGGTTCCTCCAGTAAATATTCAAAATAACATAATAATAAAAAATGGAGTACGATATCCAGGCAACGAACATATTGGAGCTTTTGGCTGTGATTCTTACGATATCAGCGGTACTGTTGATGGTAAAGGTTCTAAAGGAGCATTACACGGACTAACTAAATTTAGCATGGAGGATTCTCCTGTTAATCAATTTTTCTTAGAATACGTATCAAGACCTCCTACTGCTGAAATATTCTTTGAGGACGTTTTAATGGCTTTAGCTTTTTACGGCATGCCAATATTAGCAGAGAATAATAAACCTCGTTTATTGTATTATTTAAGACGTAGAGGTTATAGAGGTTTTAGTATGAATAGACCTGATAAGATTTATTCAAAACTTTCATTGACTGAAAGAGAAATAGGTGGAATACCTAATTCAAGTGAAGACATTAAGCAAGCTCACGCAGCTGCTATAGAATATTATATAGAAAACTTTGTTGGACAAATAGAAACAGGTCATGGTAATATGTATTTTCAAAGAACACTAGACGATTGGGCTAGGTTTAATATAAATAATAGAACCAAATACGATGCTTCAATTAGTTCTGGCTTAGCTATCATGGCTTGTAATAAGAATAAATATAGGCCACACGCTATTTCAATTAAAACAAAAGTAAAATTAGATATACATAGATACGATAATCAAGGATCTATTTCACAAATAATAAAATAAATGAGTAAGATTACAAACACTTATAGCTCTTTTCCTGATCAGGTTGTACCTGATGAAGTTAAACAAAGCATGGATTATGGCCGCAATGTTGCAATGGCTATAGAAGGTGATTGGTTTAGTGGAACAAGATCTGGTGTTGAAAATAGATTCAATACTAATTTTAATGACTTTAGGATGCGTAGGTTATATGCTAGAGCTGAACAACCAGTACAAAAATATAAAGATGAATTATCTATAAATGGTGATTTATCTTATCTTAATTTAGACTGGAAACCAGTTCCTATAATACCAAAGTTTGTAGATATAGTTGTCAATGGCATGGATGATAAGGTTTATGATATAAAAGCATTTGCTCAAGATCCAGAGTCTAGACAAAAAAGATCTAAATATGCTGAAGATATAATGAGAGATATGCAAGCTAGGGAATTTTTAGGTCAAATACAAGAAACTTTAGGTATGGACTTATTTAATACAGATGATCCACAATCTTTACCTGAAAACAAAGATGAGCTTGACCTACACATGCAGTTGAGTTATAAACAAGCTTCAGAAATAGCCTGTGAAGAAGCAGTTAATAATACTCTAGAATTAAATAGATTTAATTTAACTAAGAAAAGATTAATAGAAGATCTAGTTATACTAGGTATGAGTGCGGTAAAAACTAGCTGGAATAAAGCTGAAGGAGTAACCGTTGACTATGTTGATCCAGCTAGGATGGTTTATTCTTATAGTGAAGATCCTAACTTTGAAGATCTTTGGTATGTTGGTGAAGTTAAAGCAATTACTTTAGCTGAGGCTAAAAAAGAATTTCCTAATTTAAATAATGAAGAATTAGAAAAACTACAGCAGTATCAAGGTAATAGCAATTTTTTATATAATTTTAATGGTAGAAGAGATGGTAATGCCATATAC